TTTTATTTGGTATTTTATTAACATAAAATTTAATTAATTCTAAAAGAAATTTATTCATTAAATATAAAATATATTTTTTAAAAATAATTAAAATTTATAATTTTAATTATTCTACCACTTAATTATTATATAATTATATATTATTATAAATATATGAAATCATTTAATTATAATTATTTTATAAAAACTCTTGATAAAAAAAAGTTCTTTTTGTTAAAAGTTTATTCCACATTAATTTTTCAAATATTTATTGCATTTGTTATATTATTTTATGTTGAAAATAAAAATATAGAATTGAATAAAACTCAATATATTGGTGTATGTATAGCAACTTTTATAATAATTATATTATTGACTTTTATACAGTCTAAAATAATTCGATTTATATTATTGGTTATATTTTCAGCACTAGTTGGTTTAATATTATCGGCACAAGTTGATTTAGATAATGAGAAGGATTTAGAAATTGTTAAAAAATCATTTGTAACAACAGTATTTATATTTATATATATGATAATATTTGGATTTATTGCGGTTTATATGGGTGCAACTATATCACCTGTAATATCAATAATACTATTTTTTTCTTTATTATTACTGATTATTATGCGTTTTATTTTAAGTATTAGAGGTAATTTTTCAAAATACTATAAGATTTTCGCAGGTTGTGTTATATTATTATTTTCATTATTTATAATATATGATACAGTTGAAATATTAGATAGAGAATATAATAATGATTTTATCCATGCATCAGCTGATTATTTCTTAGATTTTATAAATATTTTTAGTCAACTTGTAGAAATACAAATTTATCAAAATAATTAATAATTATAAATATAAATATAATAAAGTAATTTAAAAAATATATTATTATATATAAATAAAATTATAATAATGGAAAATGCAAGTGATATTAAAAAACAAGTTACAGAACTTATATCTTTTTGTTTAAGACGCGATAATACAAAAATGCGGTCTGAAAACATGGATGAATATAAACAATTATGTATGAGAACTTTTACAAATTTTCATCAAAATTATCCAACCCTTTTTTTCTCTATTGTAGAAAAACCATCATCATTCCCTTTATTTAGATTAGAAGAAATGCTTAATATAAAAGAAAAAATTGAAAACAACGTTATTGAAGAAAAAGATGCATCGGTATATCTTGGACAAAAATATTTTAATGAATTTGTTAAAGATACTGTTAAAAAACTTGATAAAGAGTTGAATTTGTAAAATTCTTTTGTAAAATCCTTTTGTAAAATTATTTTGTAAAAAAATCATCTTATTTTATCAAATTCATTTATATTTTTAATATAATATATACTGTTTTTATTAACAGGTATTTCATACTTTTGACACCATTCAATTGCATTTATAACTTGTGTTTGTATAATATTATAATATTGTTCTTTTTCAATCTTATTTTTTGCCAATTCAATCGTCTTATTTAAATAAAAAATCTGCATATCAATATATTGTTTATTGTATTCATCCATTTTATGTATAAATTCTTTTCCAATTTTAAAATTATTAAAAATAATTGATTCTTTTTCATTTAAAGTTGATGCTATAGAATTCCATTCTTCAATTACTTTTAATAAATTATTTTTCATTAAAGGTGTTAAATTATCTTTGTAATATAAACATACTAAATATTTTTCTGAATTTGCTGGACGGCTAGTTTCAGGTTTATATATATTTACTACTTCAAAACACATTGTTAATAAATATACTATTTGTAACATTGAAAGACTAAATATATCAAACACTTTACATACAAAACACCCTTTAGATTTTAATATGTTCAAAGCTATTACGCATTCTGAATAAATAATTTGACATGAATTTATCTCTTGGCCGTTAAAATTATGTGAATAATCAAATCCTCCATCCGCTGTTACAATAAATGCTTTATTTGAATTAAATTTATTAATAAACTTTTTTACATCATCTAATATATATAAATTTCCATATTCAATCTTTATATTACCATTACTCATTTTTTTTATCTTACTAAAATCAGGTATATAGTCATTCGTAGGTTTTAATGTTATTCCATAAAATACATCATTTATTGTATTTCGATTTGTTATTTTACATTTATAATTATATGAAGCCTCCATAAATCCTCCTGGTCCTTCCGCTAAATGTCCATATATATGAGAATCGTATTTATTAAAATATTTAAAAAAATTAAATTTATAATAAATTTCCCACATTTTAAAATATGAACGACTTATAGGTATATATTGTGATATACTGTCGTTTTTCCTTTTTTTGTTATATGTAGTATAAACAAGTTCATATGGATTTCCAATTTTTTTCATTTTATCCCAGTTTTCATTATTTTCCAATTCATCTATTTTAGTCTTTTCTGAACTTACTATAGTATTGTATTTTTTAAATATAATATTATTACTTATATTAATCTTTTTTAAAGATAATTTTGTATTAATATTCTTAATATCATCATTTGAAATATTTTTATTATTAATAATCATTGTATTATCTATTTTTAAATAGAAATTCATAAATTATACTATTAAAATTATTTTAAATTAAAATTTGTAAAATTATTATTATTTTGATTTAATATTTATAAATAATTATGTTTTAACAATATACACATGTTCCAAAATGCTTTGCATACACACAATCTGCATCAAATTCAGGTGTTTTCGGCAATGGATTAAATAAATTTTTATCCAATATATATACATCATCTTTGTTTTCAAAATACATATGTGTAACTAAATTTGGACCAGTTGCATCAAAAACACTTAGTTCTTTTCTATTTTTTGCTTCTTCTATAACTTTCATCCAGAATGGATTATTTTTATTACTAGCCATTAATGCATTTTGTATATATTCATGATTTACATGAGGACTTTCTGATATACTTACTTTATTTGGTGGTAATTCATTATAAAAATTCTTTACACACATATAATCCATATCTGCATATATACCGCCGTATTTATATAATATAAAATATCTTGCTATATCAATTCTTTTTATATTTACATCATATCCAATATATATATCATAATACCAAGGAAAATCATTTTTAATTAAATTTTCTAAATCTTCATCTGTCCACATAATATATTCATATTCTGGACTTGGAAAATGTTGTAACCATGTTGTTTGACATTCTATCCATACATCATTCCATCTTGACTTGTCTGCTGGAGCTGTTTGATGTATTATTTTTGGTATATAATTGTTGTCTATATTACTATTATCTATATATGAGTAATAATGTTCTTTTTTTAAAAGTATTTTATTTATTGAATAAAATAATATTGTTGTTATTAATAGAATTATAAAATAATATATTAATTCCATTTAATATATTATGAATTTAGATAATTTTATTATGAATTAATAATTAATTTTTTATATATTATATTATAATGTTTAATAATGTTTAATATTATATTGTTTAATATTATATTGTTTAATATTATATTGTTTAATATTATATTGTTTAATATTATATTGTTTAATATTATATTGTTTAATATTATATTGTTTAATATTATATTGTTTAATAATAAAAATTAAACAACAGTCAATTCAGTGTCTTCAATAATATGTTCTGTATCTGCATCTACTTTATAAACTGTTATATCCTTCATCCTTAATTTATCTCTTTTTTCAATAAGCTCCACTAATTTTTTCATTAGTGAATCTGGTGCATTTCTCTCTTTTTTATATATAAATCCACTACTTAAAAAGCTAAATCTTTTCTCTTCTTCTGACATATTTTTTACTGCCAGCATATCTTTTTCTAACTCTTTTTCAGTCAAGTCCAACAAATTTTTACCTTCAATTAATTCATTATAAAAATCTTCAAATGGTTTCAATGATATTTTTGAAAATCCATATTCTTCCATCATTTTATCAACATAATTAAAATTCACTAAATATTCAGTATGAACTGCTCCGATAGTTTTTACAAATACATCAATCTCTTTCCCAAAATTAGGTCTCTTGTCAGTAAAACCAAATTTTGCACCAGAATATTTTTTATCAATCTTCCACATTGTTTCTCCTGAAAAAGTTTTACCGCTTATACTATTACCAGTTTTTAATGCATTATATACTCTTTCACCATCAAAAGTAGTCCCTATTACAAATCCACCAATTTTTAAATTATCACTGATATTCTGTAAAATAGTCCTAAATGATATTTCGTCTTTAAAAAAATAATGAAAACAGAATTGTAAACTAATACTATCAAACATATACTTTGACGGAATAAATTTTTTAGTATATATTTTATCGGCCTCTGTAAATCCACAAGCTTGTTCTGGCCATATTAATTTACTTGAATCTCCCCTCACATAATATGCTTTCGGTTTAGGCGATGGAACCATATTTTTATAATACTCTTGTGCATCCTTAATATTTTTATAATCGATATCCATTCCAACAACTTCTGAATATTTCGCTCTTTTAATTTTATTTATATCAACACCTCTTCCACAACATAAGTCCAATAATTTACCGTGAAAACCATCTTTATATTCATTTATATAACATGGTGATGAAAAATATAATAATTGATATTTAATGTAATGATTATGGAAATTCTGATATGGAAATCTTTCTCTTCTTTCATTATTACCCGTTTGCCCTCTAACATAATATGGAGTTTCCTCTTTACCTTCTTCTATTAAAGTTCCATTTCCCATACCTTTTACACCACTAAATTTAATATCTCCTGTTGTTATCATCTCTTCCGTAATTGGTGAATTAATTGCATTAAAAATATCTTTTGCAACACTCTCTGAATTACCATATTGTTCTTTACCACTTTTATATAAATTCGTTTTATCAACTCTTAGGCGACAGGGTTTCCATTTAAATCCTTCTTCTTCATTATTATCATAAGAGAATTCTACAATAATATCATCATATATTTCAACTCTTTCATTAGTAATAGGATCAATTGCATACATTTTATCATCTTCATCAATAATAATTTTGGCATTATTATATATTTCATTATTTTTTTCGTCCATTCCGTATGGATTAAATAAAACAGGTATCTTCTTTTTAATCTGTTTTCTATTTCTATTATTATATACTGTTTTTGTTCCACTTACATATAATTGTATTGTTTTATATTGTTTTATTATCTCTTCTTTCCTACCATCAGGTCTCGTTATAATATCAATAAATGGATTTTTAATATCTTTCTTATTGTCGTCTTTCACCACTTTTATCAAAAAATCAATCGTATTCAATTCAGGTGGTTTCCATTTAAACAATGAATACCATGAACCTCCATAATTAGGATAATACTCGTATTTAGGTACAAATATTATACCATCAACTTCAAAACTACTTGTTTTCCTACTGTCCCATATCTCTTTAATTTTATCAAATATATCTGTTCCATCACTTCTCACTGATTGTATATATCTTTTTGTTGACATCTTAATTGACATATTTTCATCAAAATCATCATATAATATACGCGTATTTGAACGATTAAAACTTTCTAAAATCTCTAATCTTGTTGGCAATCTTTTTTCTTTTTTAATATCCATTAAATGTCGTCTTCTTACATCTTCATTCTTTGAAAAAAGTATATCATACATCAATAACTCCTTTTCACCCTGTGCTTCATATAATTCACATTCTATTAAAGTATTTACCCACTCTTTATCAACATATCCAGTATCAATAAATTGAAAATTATTATTAAATATGAATATTTTTCCATTCATATTTTCATTTTCTGATGAATGAACTAATAAAAATTGTCTTGTTCCATCCGCTTTTAAAGTCACTGCATAATTTGAATATATATTCTTTATTTCATCAGATTTTAATAAATTTTCAATATGTATTGTTACAGGTGATGCTGCTATAAATTCATCTTCATATTTTACTCTTGCTAAATTATTATAATTCTTTTTAAGTTTATTTATAAAACTATTTGTTAATATAATATTACTATCTTGTAGTATTTTTATAATAATTTCACAATGATATAATAATTTTTTTAATATAATTGAATTATTGAGTTCTGTATTTTTATCAATTAGTTCTATTTCAATCTCAAAATTGGATTTCTCTTTTAATGTATTAGATTCTTTAAAACTTTTACCAGTTCCTGTTTTAACACTCGACATATCAATTGAAAATAAACCATCTTCTGTTTTTATTGAATATCTATTTTTTAATCTATATAATTTTTCATATTGATTTGATTTTATTAAATTTTTATTTTTGTTCAATAATTCATTTTTAGGTAATTCATTTTTCAATGAAAATCTTAATCCATAATCATCTATGTCAATATTATCTATTTTTTCTTTTTCTATAAATACTGGATTCAACTCATCTTGTTTATCAGTATTTAACCAATATTTTTTAATATTATCGGTTCCTTCAATAGACATTCTTATACTATCCGTATTTTGGATAACATTATTTTTATCTAATATAACATCTAATATATTTTTCATATCATATTTATATCCAAGTCCATTATTATCCTTTGAAAAAGTTAGTTTTTGAAAGACTTTTGTATATCTTTCCTCATTTATTAACTGTTTTTTATTAAAACGCACCTCAAATTCATAATCTTTATTTTCTTTACTACTCTCTATTAAAGATTCAAGTTTATTAATTATTTCTTTATTAAATTCCATTATACTATAATTATATTATATAATTATACTATTTTTATATTAAGAATATTATTTATTAATTTTCAATAATTTATAAACTTGCTAAATCATTTATTAACTCTTCTTTTAATTTATTAATTAACTTAGATGTTATAGGTGATTTTTTTTGTATAGATAGATTGTTTTCGATACATAATTCTTTAATATTATTTATTTTTAATTTATTTAAATATAATATATCATATTTTGGTTTTACAGTATGATTATTATCTAATGAAGATGCTTCTACAGATTCTTCTACAGATGCTTCTACAGATGCTTCTACAGATGCTTCTACAGATGCTTCTACAGATGCTTCTACAGATGCTTCTACAGATGCTTCTACAGATTCTTCTACAGATGCTTCTACAGATGCTTCTACAGATGCTTCTACAGATGCTTCTTCTATTTTAATTTCTATAACTTTTTTTTCCTTTTTAATTTTTAAATGAATCCATAAATTATCAATTACATCTTTATATTCTGAATATTTTATTATACTTGAATTACTTGTATTTTTATACATAACTGGTTTATGTATTTCATTTTCTAATATAATAATTACTGATGGTAAAAATTTATTTATCTCATCACCAAAATAGTTTGGCAAATAGTATTCACACTTTGAATAATTTATTAAATCATTCTCAACGCTTATAATATATAAGTTTATTCCCAAATAATCAGATATATATTTTTTTAATAAATTAAATTTATCAGTGTGTTTAAACTGGAATCCAAATTTTATAACTTCTTGAATATCTGCTTTATTAAATGTTCTATCTTTGGCATAATCAAACTTTTTATATAAATCTATTCCAAATAAATCACTATCAATCTTTTTTATAAACTCTTTTATAATATTTTGTCTTTCAGTAAAATCATATAATGAAAATAATTCATTACTAATTGTTAAAACTGAATTTATTAGTGTAAATATATATGATTTATTTTTATATGTCTTATTGTCATAATAAAAATCTGAAATACTTTTATTAAATATTATATTAAAAGAATCTTTTAAAGGTATCAAAAAGTTGTTTTCAGTATTTTCTTTCTTAAAACTTTTATTACTACTATAATTATCATTATATAATATAGTATCATATTCAATATCATTATCAGTGTTATTAACGGTGTTATTAACGGTGTTATTAAAAGTATCATTTATAATATCACAATCACTACCATTAAAAGAGTCGTTTTCATCATTTTCTGTTTTTATTAATTTAGAACTTTCAAAAAATTTAAGATTCTTATAATATGAATCATCAATTTTACATTGTTTTTTACTTAAAAAATTATAAATATAATTAACACTCAACATCTTAATATTAAATATATATATCACAATCTGTTTAAATCAATAAATCATTTTTTTTTAATTTTTTAAAAAAAAATATATTTTTTTTAAAAATTTATTATAAAATTATTATAAAATTAGAATTATGTGTTCAAATCTTTCTTTTGATCACTATTATTTGATTTAATTGACTTTATCATTTTAGCTTTATTACCGCTGTATTTATTTTTCTTTTTTTTTAAAGATAATTTATTATCAAGGTCATCATCTTCTTCACTTGAAAACTCTAAATAACCATTATAATTATTCATTTCAATTTCTTCTTCTAAATTATGTATATTTTCAACAATATCATCTTTTATATCATTTTGATTTATATATATATTTTCAATTATATTTTTATTTAAAGGTATTATTAAATTTTTTTTTGTATCATTAATTAATTCTTCATGTTTTAAAAGGTCTTCTCTTTTATGCTTTATAAAATTTATAAAATCAAATATTTTATCAATTGTTATCTCATTCATATTAGATAAATTTATAAATATACCATTTTTATTTTCTGAATAAGGACATTTATCTTCTTGTATTATATTAAATATCTCTAAATACTCTAATTTACTCAAATTTTTTGATAAATCAATTAATTTCTTCTTTTTAAAATATATATTTTCATTTGATACATTATTTTTTAATACATTTATTTTATCTATTATAAAATCATCTGATATTATAGATGACTCATAATTCATTTTAATATTATAAAATGGTTATATAATATTTTTATATATTTAACGTATATTTTTAATTTTTCATCTGTATAGTTTTGTAATTTTGTAATTTTGTATTTTTGTATTTTTGTATTATAATATTTAATATTCATCCGTATCTTCATAGTTTTCTTCTTCATCTTCAATATCTTCTTCATCATCACTTAATTCAATATCACCAATATTCATATTTTCACTATCTGGATTTTTTAAATCAATATTGTCTTTTTCATCATATTCTACTTCGTCATTATAGAATTCACCATCATCAGTATCTTCTTCATTTTGTTCATTATCTTCATTAATACTATATAAATCTTCTTCTTCCGATTCATCTAACATATCTTCTGTAATATTTGTATTTATGTCTTCTGTATTCTGTATCAATCCATCTTCAAATTCATCGTCATCTATAGGTGTTAAATCACTTTCGGTAAAATCGTTTGAACTATTTTTCTTTTTTGAATTTACTGTTTCAACACCATATAATTTTGCAACAACTTTTATCTCAGTATCTTTCAATGAGAATGTTTTTGCTACAACTTCAACTTTTATAACATCATCTCTTGATATTTTATCTAATTCATTATTTAAATGGAATTGTCTTCCAATAATAACTGTTATAGGGCCATTTGACGCTAATATTCCCATCTTATTAACAAATTTAACCTTACATTCTATAACATTCCCAACAACTGGATTACAAACTTGTGCAGTATAACAAATATCATATGTTATATCACCTGTAAAATTACTTCCTAATAAACATCCAATACTTTTCTTTAGTATACTTACTGTATCTGGTTTAACATATCCTTCATGTATGCATTGTCCTTCCACGTTTTTTTTAATATAATCATTAATATATATATCAATATTAGTGTTTAAATGTTTAGATGGAACAACAACTCGTTTTAATAAAGTACAATTGAAATAAATATCCTCCATAATTATATATTATTATAATCTTTTTTTAAATTAAAAATCACAATTTTATTAGATTAATATTAAATTAATATCAAATCTTTTTTAAAATATTTATTATTTCAATTTTTATTAATTTTTTATAAATATAATTTAATTTAAAAAAGATTTTATAAATTATTAATATTAAATAATATGCTTCTTTCATATTCTTCTTTTAAAAATGATATTTTATCTTTTCAAAATGAAGAATATATAAAAACCCTCTATGACCCGACTCTTTATAATTCTTTCGTTGATTTCATTGAAAATTATAAAGAGATAGAGAGTGAGGATTTTAAAAAACCTATTTTCAGTCAAACTACTAAATTTAAAAAGATTCCTAATAATTTTAAAAATTTTAAATATCAAAAAATAAATCGTGATAGTGATGAAACATCTCAGCCTATGCAATTTTCTTTTGATAATCCTGTTAATGAAAATGAAAAAATATCTGTTTTAATTAGAACACATTTAAATAAAATTAGTAAAGAAACTTATAAAAAAATAAGTTTAGAATTTATTAATGAATTAGTTGAAATAAAAAATATTCAATTATTTGAAATTTTATGTGATGAAATTTTAAAAAAATGTCTTTTTGATAATAAATATAGAAATTTATATGTAAATCTATGTTATAAAATTTGGTCTAATAAGCAAATTCATAATAATTTAATAAATATTATTATTAAAGATTCTAAATACTATTGGTCAAAAATTGATAATAGTTCTGATGAAATTTATAATAATGGAACATTTAGTTCTGAAACATTATGTAAAAATGATGCTTTTTCGAAAATTAATTTTAAAAGGTATTTTCTTAATTATATACAAAAACTATATAACAATAGAGATGTTAATTTTACAGATTTGACTGAAGAAGAAGAATTTATTAAAAAGAAAAAAATATTATTATTAGTTGAACTAATTGCAATCATGTATTTAGAAAAATATATTAATTTTGATATTATTAATATTATTATTATTGACCTTTTACATATAATTAATAGTTCAATTGTGGTTTCTGAAATTGAAATAGAATCGTTATATTCATTAATAAAAACTATACACGAGAGTAAATTAAATGTTCCATGTCACTTATCTGAATATAAAAATATTTTTTGGGAATTTATTAATATTATTGAAAATATGATTACATTAAAAAATACAAAAAGGACAACTTTCTTTTTAAAAGAACTTGTTAGAATGTTTAATGAAATTATTAATAATTCTAGTAAGAACATGAAAAGTATTGTTGAAAATTCAAACAATAATGATAAACATAAATATAATACACCTTTGTCTTATTCACCTCCATTATCTGATAAAAAAAATATTATTGCGTCAAATAAAATAAATTATGATAATATATTTATGGAAAAATTATCAGATTGGAATATTGATGAATTATATGATATTTATATTAAAACGACTGATTCAAAATTACTTTATAAAATTATTGATAAGTCTCTCAGTGGAAAAGTTATTAATCAACAATTGTATAAATTATTAAATCGGATTGACAATAAAGTTTTATTAAAATCTACGCTAAATATATTTATTGATAATATAAATGATATAAAATTAGATATTCCTGATATTATAGATAAATTATTAAAAATTTCTAAAAACTGTCAATTAGATGAAGAATTTATTTTAAAAATAAACACTTTATATGATGAAGACAAAGATGAGGACGACGATAACAGTGATGAAGATGACAGTGATGAAGATGACAGTAATGATGACAGTAATGAAGACATAAATGAAGACATAAATGAAAACTGAAATGAAGACAGTAATGAAAACAAGCGTGTCTTATAATTAATAATTTATCTCTTTAAATAAAAATTTTATAATACTACTTAAAGAATCTTACACCATGCGCACACAATTTTAAATATTATATTGTAAAGGGTTAAAAATTTTAGGAAAGTTATAATATATAATTAAAAATAATTAAAAATAATTAAATTAAAATTATTTTCTTATTTATTTATATATATAAATAATGAGTAATAATAAAATAAATATAACAAAAATAGAAACTGTTATTCTTAAAATTCAAGAAACAATAAATATTTTACAAATAATTAAATATTTACAATTTTATTGTGAAAAAGATGACTTTTCTGAAGGACTATATAAAAAAATTTTATCATGTAATGAACGAATTGAGTATATTCTAAATAAAGAATCTGTAATTTCAGAAGAAAGAATTGATTTAATTATAAATAATTTACAAGCTTTAATTGAAGAATATAAAAAAATAAATAAAGAAAATTCTATGAAAAATGTACAAGAAAAACTTAATAAATTTTATATTATAAATAACAATCATGAGAGTATATATGACTATACTAAACATATTTCAAACGAAGAATATCCATTAGATTCAGAAAAAATAATAATAATTATAAATTATTATAAATTATATAAAAAAATAAAATATGGATGTTTAGTAAAAATTTGTGATTTAATAAAAGAAAACAAAATTATAGAATCGAATGATGTTGATGATGATACTCTTATTTATATGGCAAATATATTAAATGAATTAATACATAATTTAATTATTCCAGAAAATAATTTTGAAGATATTGAATCAAAACATATAACACAAATTGAGGAGAATGCCGATTTGGTAAAAATTATTGCTCCTGATATTATTAATGAAAATTCATACTTAGATGAATATTTTTTAAATCTTTGTATATTATTAGGATATAGAGAAAAAAATTTATCAGGTGGGAAAAAAGCAAAAACTTATAAAAAGTCACCTGCTAAAAAATCACCCGTTAAAAAATCACCCGTTAAAAAATCACCCATTAAAAAGTCACCCGTTAAAAAATCACCCATTAAAAAGTCACCCGTTAAAAAGTCACCTGCTAAAAAGTCACCTACTAAAAAATAAATTATAAATACACATTTATAAAGTCAACCATAAATTATTATCTTTTAATGTTTTTTCATTACATTCCATACGTCCTATCAAAAATCTACAATTATCATTATCTATATTACTGATATAACCATAATCTTTAAAATATTTTAATACACCTTGATGATATGGAAGATGGTCTTTTTCTTGTATCAAATTTATTTTATATCCATCTTCTAAAGTTGTATTAATATATTTAAAATTTTCATAATAGAATTTAACAAAATCATAATTAAATTCTTCCGATGTATTTATACTTGATAATATATGAATATATGTATAACACATCTTCATACTTGGTCTAAATTTTAAAAATTCTGAATTACCAAATTTTCGCGGCAAATATGACGGTGATAAATAATTTAAATCTACACTTTCTACTTTTAAAAAGAAATTCTTTTTCAAAAATAAATCTTCATTATTTGGTTCAAACGGTAATAAAATAATTTCTGGATTTGAAATTTCATTTAATAAATATGATATATCTTTTTGTGGATAAATTTGATATAATATAATCATATTTACAGTACCATCATTTAAACTATTTAATAAATCTTTAATACTATCTTTATATACAATTGTATAATTTTCACCTTCGCTATAACCTAAATCAAACAAAAATTTTTTATAATATAATGTAAAACTACTATTTTTAATTAGTCCTATTTTAAAATTTAATGGTATATAATTAATTGTATATACACCATATGTTTTTAATGTAAACATATAAATATACGTTTTATATAAGGATGTTACCAGTCTTAAATTATTTAATGACTTATGTAATTCCTCATTATAATAATATGTTGTTAATGGGTCTATTAAACAAAATTCAATATTACCTGTCGATAAATTATTAATACATTTTAAACTATCAGTATAAACTATATTTTGTGTTTTCATATTTAAACTTTTTGATACATAATTTATTAAAAATGTTTTTGTGAATTCTTTATCTTCTTTATTTGTTCCAAATTTGATTGGATAATAGTTTACCTTTTTTTTAAAATAATTTAAATTATTCTCATCGTTATTATAAAAATTTGTTAGTTCTGTTATTTTATTATCATAAAATGGTAAAAAATAAGTTAAATAATGTTCTTTAATATCTTTTTTTAAATGTGAATTTATTATACTAAAAACTATTAATAATATTAAAATAATTATTGATATATGTATAATTTTCATTTTATTAAATTATTATATATAATTATTATATAATAATATTATTTTATCAAAATGGATTATTTTATTTGAAAAACTAATAAAATTAAATATTAAATTTAAATAATTAAAATTATTCTATTCTTTAATTATATAAAAGATGAATTTAGAATTAAAATATATAATATTTATGTATATATTTATATTAATTTTATTATATATTTGGAAACCACATATTTTTAATTTAAATGATGAAAATAGTAGAAAGAAAAAAATATTATATCTATTTTCCTTAATTATAATTATTGCAATAATATCATTTTATGTAAAAGTATTGGTTGACTGGTTTCTTTAATATAATTACTTTTTGTATAAGTATTAATAATAAAATTTTTATGATAAAAATATTTATTTTAAATAATATTTATTTATATAAATTATTAAAATGAAAAAAAATATTGAAATGGTTGTAACAAAATTATATGAAAAACCTATTATATATAAATCGGATATTATTAGCGAAGATGTCATTAATAAAGAATTTAATTATAATCTTTTAGAGTATGATTTTAAATATTTATTTGAACATATTCAAGATATTTATTCTAATATCCACAAATATATTATATATATTTTTATGATAATATTAATTTTAATTTTTATTTTCCAATGTAATAAAGATTTTTATTTTACAATGTAATAAAGATTTTGATTTTTATTATTATTTATATAATTAATACTTAAAGAAATAATTATATATAGATTTATAAAAATGAGTCTTAAGAAAGAAAAAAAACCTAAAGATGTTACTGAGTCTGATGATGAAGTAGAAGTGGAAGAAGTAGATGACGTTGAAGAGGAATGTTCTGGTGATGAAGAAGAAAACACTGGAGAAGATGATGATTGCGCCATTGACCTTTCACAAAATGAGATCTACCGAGGAATATGTACTTTATTTGAGGATGATGAAGGAAATAATATTTTAGAATATATTAGTCTTCTTCATACAGAATTGATTGGAATTAATAAATCAATGGAGAATTTAAAAGGAATACGTAAGGAAATTTCACGTCTGGCAGATATTGCTGAATTAATGGTTAAAAATAAGAGAGAATCATCTAATTCTTCAGTTGCCTCTGTTAAAGATAAATCTTCATCCGACGTTTCTAAAAAGTCGTCAAAATAATAATTTTATATTACTATAATAAAATTTATAATAAATTAATAAAAACTGATTAATATATAAATACAGGTAAGAAAGTTTAAAAATCTCAGTTTTTTTATAAATTATTAATTTATAAAATATTTTAATTATATTCTTTTCTAAACTAACTATATAAATATCTATATTTTTAATATAATGTTTAATTCTGATGTTGTTAAAATTGTTTTAGATATACATTATGAAAATAACATTAAAAATATAAAAACATATTATTCAAAAATTTCTAAATTAATTAATAATAAATATAACATTAAAATTTCAAGACATACAATATCTAAATGGATTAATAATAAAAATAATATTTTTAAAAATAGAATTAAAAGAGATTTTTTTAAAGAATTTAAAAAAACACCTTATAATTTATTTACTAAAAAATCTAAATTAAAAAAAATTAACTTGGAACTTGTTTCTAATTATATAAGTCATAGAAAAATAAAAAATTATAATTTATAAATTAGTTATTTAATTCATAAATTTATATTAAACATAAGTATTTAATAATATGTTTAGTTTTTATTAAAATAATATAATCTATATATGTAATT